AGATCGCAATAAGCATTGCCAGAAGATGTGCCGCCATCGTTCTTAATCAGCGTCCAGTCAGACGTGACAACTTGCGTAATCCAAGCGCTGTTGTCTGACTTGCGAAGCTGAATGGCACCAGACCCGCTACGCCGACGCACCAACATGCCAGCCGTATAGGCGCCAGCAAACGTGAACGACTGATAAATTTCTGCATTTGCAGCACTAGCAACGACGGTAGAGGCTGGCTGACCTGTTGGGCCAGTGCATGTCTTTTCATAAAAGATGGCTAGGCCACCAGGCTTGCTCCAAGCCGCATTGGCAAAGTCATTGCTGTACCCCAGGCGGTTTTTGACCGTTGAATCAAAGTAGTCAGATGGCGTGGTGCGGTTTGTGCCTGTGACGCACTCAAGTTGGGCACTTGTAACGCTTCCAGATACCGTGCTAGTCAGTGTTCCTGCCGTCGTGGTGACAAGCAGATAAACCCGGTTTGATGCACCAGTACCGCTGATAGTTGCGGTTGCTGTACCGGATAGCGTGACTGATCCAGTCCCTTGAAAACTGACGATATAGCTGCCAGCCGATGTTGCGTTGCTTTGCGTGACAAGCGTACTTGATTCAGCGTAGAGGTTATGCGGCCCCCACTGCATGGTGCCGTCAGGGCCTATGCAGGTGGCTAGAGTGCTGCGGGTGGTGCGGATACCTGCATTGGTCATCAAGCCACTTAGGAAGTCATACGTGGCTTTGGCTGCCCAAGACATTCGGCCCCTGGTGCCGGGGCGTAGGGACAAAGCCAGGCTGGTCATGCGTTGTAGGCGCGCACGGCGCCGCTGGCGAGGGTGTAGGCGGTGAATTTGCCGAAGATGGTGAGGCCTGCCGGGAGGGTGATGCCGGTCATGGCTTGCCCAGTAGCGCCGGTTTCTGTGAGGCTGCTGAATACGGTATCAGCCAACAGGGTGATGGCTGAAAAATTGCCGGACACTGCCGTGGTGTTGGTGGTGTTGGTAACCCCAGCTGTGCCGTCTTCGTTCACTTGCACGATGGCAAACGTGCCGTCTCCCATGTCGCGGGCGCGGACGGTGATGGGTTCGGTGGGGTGGTTGAGTTTGATGGTTTTGTCTGACATGGCTGCGGGTCCTTAATGGGGTTAGGCGCCGTTTGGGGGTGTCGTGCTGCTGGCTAGTGTGGCGCCTTTGTCATTGGCGGCGTCGCTGCTGAGGATGAGGCCACTTGCTTTGGCTTGGGTGCGCCACTGGGTGATTTGCTCTAACACGTCGCGGGGGTTTTGCCCGCTGCGGCGGATGGCGGCGACTTCGCTGGTGAAGCCTGCCTTGGTGAGTGTGACCAGGGCTTCGGCTTCTTTCATGGGGTCGATCCAGGGCATGGCCTGGGCGATAAACAGGGCGTCGTTTTCGGTGCCAGGCTTAAGGTCTTTGGGCATGGGGACAACACCGCTGATGTGGGCGACACAGACAAAGGTGTCCCACATGGGTTGCACAAACATGCCGGTGAAAGCGTCTGTGAGGGTGGCGTAGTTGATCCACTGTTCGACAAGTTCTTGCCGCTGGGCGCTGTAGGTGCCGTTGTAGTCGCGGGCAATAGAACTGTAGGATGCGCCGACACCGGCAGCGGTGGCGCGTAGCTGACCCTGGCGGAAGGTGACGACATTGGGGTTGGGGCGGTTGCTGTCGATGAGGCCGATTTCTTCGCCGACTTGCAGGCCGTCAATGATCATGCCGGGGGACATGCGCAGATCACGCCCGATGGGGTTGCCTGCAGCGTCTGTGCTGGCGTCGTTGGGGTCGTAGCCTTCGGGGTTGGTCTTTTTGACGTAGGCGGTGAGTGCGGCGGCGACTTTGGCGGCTATGCGCTCGGAGTCTTCGTAGTCTTTGATGTCTTCTAGCCTGGCGATGATGCTGGCAAATTCGCTGATGCCGCGTAGCTGACCAATGCGGTCGCGCAGGGCGACATGGACGACACGCTCGGCGGGGATGCGTTTTAGGTCGCTGGCCAGCACGCTGGAGGCGATGGTGTTGTCAAGCGGGTTGCCTTTGTGTATCCAGTAGGCGGTGGGCTTGCCCCAGGCGTTGCGCTCGATGCCCTGGCGGATGCGGTCGCCGCTTTCGTAGTACATGGGGCACAGGTCGGCCTCAAATAGTTCTAGCAGGTAGGGGAGTTTGCTGGGATAGGTGAGGCCTGGCACGGGGCCAATGACTTCTTGGCCGAAGGCTTCGCCGTCGCGTATCCAAGTACGGGCGGTGATGCGTTGCATGCTGGCTGAGGTGTGCAGGCCAGTGACTTCTGGGGCTTTGGCCCATTTGCGGTGGGCGTCGCGCAGGGCGGCGGCATATTCGGTGTGGATGGAGCCGTCGATTTTGCGGGGCTGCGGCTCGATGCCGATGCCTTGCGGGCCAACGATGTTGTTGGTCATGATGCGCAGGATGCCGCGCGCTATGTCGTTGTTACGCTCCAGGTGGCGGGCCTGGGCCATGATGGCGGCGGCGCCTTGCTGAACGATTTGATTGGGGCTTAGGCGGTCGGTGTAGAACTTGCGGCTGCGGCTGGGAAGGGATGCCTCATGCGCGCGGTCGTTGATACGGTTGAGGGTGTGGCGGGCACCTATGCGGGCAAGGCCTGCGCGGGGTGAGAAGTAGCCGACGATGCGGTCTACCAGGTTGGGCGCATGTTTGCTGGGCATGGGGTGGCGTTGGGTGGCTTGCGGTAGGGGTGACCGCGTTAGTTGAAGCGAGCGCTGGTGAAGGTCATGCCGCTAAAGGTTGGCTTGCCACTGGCGGCGGCGCTGAGGCGGTTGACCACGGCTTGCCAGTCGGCGATGCCTTTGCGGACTTCGCGCAGTTCGGTTTGCTTGTCCCACCGATCAATGATGGCGCCAGTGCCGCCCAGGCGCACCTCTTGGGCTTGGAGGATGCGGGATTCTGAGGCCTGGTATTCAGCGAGTTTGGCCTGGGCTTCGGCTAGGGTGGTCATGGTGGCTGACCATAGCGGCGGGGGTGTCCAGTTTTTAAGCAAAAAAACTGGATTTATTGGGTTTTGCGTTGTGCGGCTATTTGGTACAGGCGGGTACGGCTGATGTCGAATTCGGCACAGAGTTCGGCGGCGTTTTGGCCGTTGAAGCGTTGACGGATGGCGGTGTCTCGCTGTTCATTTGCCGGGTATGTGGGGATGTAGACGCGCTGGCCGCCGAGTTGTTTACGCATGCCGCGCACCAGGGCGGCGGCGATCATGGCGGCGTATTCGCCTTGCAGGCCAGTTTCGGTGCGCAGGGCGTTGACAAACTCGTTTTGCAATAGGTTGGCGTTGGATTCTTCGCGGGCTGGGCTGATGGTAGTTGGCATGGTGCTTGGGGTGAGTGGTGTTGGTGTTGGTGGCGGCGGTGGTTTCGGCACTAGAGGCGGCTTGACCATCCTGCGGGTGCGAATGGGCTGGCGCCAAAGGCGCTGGACGGGCGGGTTTTGGAGGCCACGGGTTGCGCAGTTACGATGGCGGGCGATGGCGCGGTGATGCTGACGGTGATGGGCTGGATGGGTTGCGGAATTTGCGGCAGGGCTGGCGCATCAAATAGGCTTGGCTCTACTTGGCGTTCAAGCTCGGCCCATTGGCGTTCTGTTTTTTTGTCGATGCCCAGCAGGTGGCTGATGAAGATGGCGTAAACGGTGCCGTCAAGGGGTTCGTTGCGTTGTTTCTTGGGGTTGACCCAGCGGTATTGGTCGCCGCTGGCGGTCTTGGCCAGTACGCGCTGCTCGGCGGTGAGGCCTTTGAAGAATTCCAGGGGGAGTTCGGCACTGAAATGGGTGTAGCCGGAGCCGGGTTCCTTGACTTTGAGGCGCCCAAAAAATAGGTCTTTGGCGGTGTCGGTGCCGACCATGTAGAGCTTGACGCCTTTTTTGACGATGCGGCCATTGGCGTTGACATCTTGCCAGCTGCCTTTGCCTTTGACGGGTTGGCCGTGTTTGCTGTCGCCCTTGAGGGCGATGAGGCGCATATTGCTTTTGTGCTCGAATGCGCGAACAAAGTTGTAGGCCTGGTGGGTGAAGTGGCCGCCTGTGTCGATGCCTGCGCCTGCGCGGCTGATGAGGGGGCCATTGGCATGTTGGAGGGGTTCTTGCAGGAATTTCCAGAGTTTGAGCCAGTCGCGTTCGTCGGCGGGGTTGGCGTCGATGACGGTGTAGCCGACTGCCCACATTTCCTCTCCACGGCCAAAGGCCCAGTCGATGATTTCAAAGCGGTCGTCTTGCACGTCAATGCCGGTTCCGACGATGAGGCCGCCGACGGGTACGGTGAGGTGTGGATAGGGTTCGGCACGTTTTTGCAGGACATGGGCTTCGGCGCGTTCGGCTTCTTCTTCCCATGTTTCGCCAAGGGTTTCGTTGATGAAGGCCTTGAAGGGGCCGCGCATGCCGTTTTTGAAGGCGGTGCGGGCGTCGAGGAATTCACGAACGATGGCGGCCCAGGTGACTTGTGGGCTGATGGCGGTCCAGCCATAGAAGCCGACATGGCGGGGTGGCAGGCAGGGCATGCCTTCGCCGGTTGTCCACCAGCTGCGTGGGCGGTCTGGATAGGTTAGGTCGTGCTCTAGGCGCCAGTTGCCGCATTCGCTGACCCAGGCACCTTGATCGGCAACGCGCAGGTAGTCGGCCTGGGTGTAGCCGGTGCGGCAATGTGGGCAGTGGTGGCGGACGGTGGATTCGGGGGCTTCTTTGTCCCATTTGAAGCCGTGGGGTTTGTCTGCCCCGCCCCACTCTAGCGGGTGTTCTACGCCGCACTGTGGGCAGGGTGTGTGGTAGCGCATGCGGACGGTGGCGGCCTGCATGCGGTTTTCGATGTGGGATAGGCCTTTGATGCGCGGGGTGGTGCCTGCGATGAGTTTGGGGAAGGTGGCGCCTTCGAGGCGTTTGTGCGCGAGGGTCCAGGGGTCACCGGCTTTTTCAATTTCCCAATCGAAGCCGTCGAGTTCGTCGAGGATAGCGACGGCAATGGTTAAGCGGCGGTAGTTGCCAGCGGCTTTGCCGCCACGGAGCTTAAGGACGCTGCCCAAAAACTTTTTTTGCTGTAGGGTGTTGAGTTTGCTTTTCTGGATGGCGGCGGGGAAGACTTCGCGCATGATGCGGACATCGCGCAACATGGGTTCGACTTCGGTTTTGGTGAAGTCGTCGCTGTCGTCATCGGTGGGCTGCCATACGCATTGGTTGCGGCGTTTGTGCTGGGCGGTGTAGCCCATCATGGCCAGCAGGCATTTGGTGTAGCCTAGGCGGGCTGATTTTTGGAAGTCGAATTCTTCTATGTCGTCGTTCGACATGCAATCCATGATGCCGATCTGGTAGCCGTATGCGCGCCACTTTTGGGTTTTTTGGCTGGATTCGGCTGACAGGTAAAAATTCTTGGCGGACCACTGAGAGAGGGTCAGTGGTTCGGGCACGCGCAGGGCGTCCAGGCCACGCGATACCGCATCGCGCAGGGACTGGCGAAGGGCATCGGGTAGGTGGGGCCAGGTGGCGGCTAGGGTGGACATGGGTTAGAACAGGTCTAGGGTGCCGCTTGGGTTTTCTGGCACGCAATGCGGGCTGCACCACAGGGTTTCGTCTTTGGTGTTTTGGGTGGCTTCGTCTGTCATGGCGTAGCCTTTGCGGGATGTCCAGGTGCGGGTATGCCAGCCGTGGGCTAACAAGGTATCGTGTTCGCCTGCATGGCCGCATAAGACAATGCGCAGGTCTGGGTTTTGGCCGTTGGCTGCGCACCATGCTTGAACTTGCAATGGCAGGTCTGTGCCGACACCGCCTGCGGCGTAGTCCATTGAGCCCTTGGTGTAGGGTGGATCAAGAAAGATGGCAGTCAGGCCGTGGCGGGTGGTCACGCTGTCTTTGACAACGCGAGACCAATCACCACAAGTCACGCGCACATCACGCAGGCGGGCGTGAAGCGCGGTAAACCATTCGGTAATAAATGCGGTGCGCGGATGGCCCTGCCCTGCATTGCCTAGGTGCGGGAGTTGGCGATTGATGCCCCGCCCTGCATTGCCTAGGTGCGGGAGTTGGCGATTGATGCCCTGCCCTGCATTGCTTAGGTGCGGGAGTTGGCGGCAATCAATCAGGTCAACGCCATCATGTACCCATGGCCCTGTGCCTGCGCACCATCCAGAGCCAATCCAGTTACACAACCCCCAGCACCACCACCCTGCAACCTTTGCATCGAACCAATCAGGATTTGAATGAAGTTGGTCTGTCAAAGATTTGATTTGACGCACCAGCCAGCTATGGCGGGCGAATAGATCAACTTCGTTACACGGCCAATCGGCATGATGAGCGACGGCGGCGGGGTCGTGTGCAATGGCCCGCCAGAAGTTGGCAACAAACCCGTCTGCGTCGTTGATGGTTTCGATACGCTTGGCCGGAGGCGCGCCCAACAGCATAGCGGCGCTGCCAGAGAAGGGTTCGACATAGTTGTCCACATGGCCGAAGGCTTGCCAGACTACATCGGTCGCGCCAGATTTGCCGCCGAAGTAGGGAAACGGGGCTTTTAGCGGGGTGAATTGTGAGGCAAATATGCCTTTGTGGCTTATTGGTTCTACATTTTCCGCTATGGTTTCTGTAGTCATACGGTGGCCTCTGTGTCTTCGGTGTCGAGCAGGGTCAAGCTGGCAATGCCTGCACTGGCGGCAAGGTTGCAGGTGGTGAAAATCTCGGTTTCGATCAGCTTGATCGCTTCGGCGTCTAGCTGCGGGCAGCGCATTTTTAGGGTGCTGGGCAGCGCTTCTAAATGGCTGCGGATTTGGCTACCAATGTGGGCTAACACTTGGTCGATGATGGTGACGGGGGCGACTTCTTTACGGCGCTCAGCGAGTTTGATTTCGAGGAGTTCACGGCGAACGCGGGATTCTTCGGCGCGGTTGGCAGCAAGTTCACCGTCACCGCCCCGCCCTGCGGCTTGTTCACGCAGATGGCTGGTATAGGTGAGTAGCCATGCGCCGACAGGTTGCCCCGCATCGAGCACGGCGCGGGCTAGGAGTTCAGAAACGGCTTGCTGGCTGATGCCAACGAGTTGACCAAATTCAGCCTGGGTGCATGTGGTGGTGAGGTCGATGCTCATTTGCGGCGGAATTTGATAGCGCCTGCCATAGCGTCGGAGAAGGATTCAGCCCAGCGGACGGGAAGTTGCTTTTTCACGGTGGACAGGACTACAGCACGGGTGTCCAGGCGTTGCGCATATTTGGCACGCGGAACGAAGCGCAGGTATTGGACGATCTTGCGTCCTGGCAGATGGCGATACACGCCAGGGGGGAGCCATCCACCACCAGCAGCCAGTGCGTTTTTGCCGGGTGTAACGGTGAAGAATTCGGCGGTGACGCCTAGTTTGCTGGCGCGCTTTTGGCTGGCTTTGTAGATGGGCCTGGCTCCCTTTTGGGTGTGGGCTTTCAGCTGTAGTACGTTGACAATTTGTTTATAGATCGCGCCTGGCAGGTTGCCATAGCTATCTTTTGGCATGGTTTTGCCTGGGATCGTTATCCACCCGCTGGGCAGGTCACCTAAGCGCGTAAGCAGATATTCGGTCTTCTTTTGTGCGCGGGCACTGGCGCCGAACGCACCTGGACGGATGTGTTCATTTTTTGCTTTGCCAGATGCCGCGTTGGAGTCTTTGAAGTAGACAGAAGCCTTGGGGACACTCTTGGATGCTGGCGAGAAGCTGACCGCCTTCAAGGTGAACGGCGTAGGACGATCAAACGATTTTGGTAACTGGGCCACCACGGCATCAGCAGAATCCTTCGCCAAGCGTGTCAGCGTCAGCGCGGTGGCAAACGGCAGCTGCTTCGGGGCAGACAGCAGTGAAGCCGTGAGCTTATCGGTGTTGACTTTGAATTGAATTCGCATTGGTGATGACAGGCGTATTACTTCCCACAGTGACGCCGACTATCACAAAATGCGCTGTTCTGTAAAACCCCCTCACCTACCGTCTATAGAAAAAAGAAATAGGCTAGGCAAACCAACCATCCAGCCACACAACCCCCTTAGCAATGTTTATTAAGTAGCCCGCGCTCGACGCCGAATTCACC